TACACATAGTCTTGATAGAGTCTATGTCCCGATGGTAGTCCTCTTTTGCTAGATACATCCTAGGCAATTCTCTTGCGTCGCTATCAAGTCGTTCGACGGCTTTGGTGATGTTATTCAATACCCATCCTCCTAAGAATGCAATTAATCCAGCACCGATATTAAGAACGACCTGATAGTCCATTATTCAGCCTCTATGTCTGACAATTGCTCTTTAGCCTCAGCCTGAAGGGCGGTTATCAATTGATACACCTCCTGATAGGGACGAGAACCTAGATAGCCCATAACCTGATTTAAGATTTGTACAGATATAGTAATTTTGTTCATTTAATTCTTTCCGTCTGCAAATACGTTAATAAAGACTGTGTTGTCCTCTAGTGCTTCTATACAATTGGTTTTATGCCTTGAACTTGAAAAATAGTTGTAGCATCTACACCAGCAGGGATAGACAAAGGGCTTATAATATCGTTATCTCCACCCTCATCTCTAATAGCGTGTATGCAATAAGCCACAGTATTATCTTCAAGTGCAGTAAAAAAGTGCAGTTTGTCTTTGGCGATATATATCATGACTGGCGATTTAAAAATAGTTACATTACCATCCACTGAACATTCAATAGACCCATTTCCTAATAAGGTAGTGTGGTCGTGCATATGCAGGTGTGGAGTATTTTTATCGCCAGTTTTCTTAAAATTCATTTGGCGAACATAAACATTAGATACGCACCCTACGGAGTTGATTGGTCTACCCGCTATAGAAGCATCCAAGCCACGCAAAGGCTCCTCAACAAATTCTTGCATCTTGATTCCATCCTTCTCCGCTATTGTCCAAGTACCTAGGCTAACATCAGCCATAAACTCATCTATTAATACTTGTTTTCTTATTTTTGCGGCAGACAAAGAGGTAAGTGGTTCATACCGACCTGTTGTATGTATAAACATCCTGTAATCACCATCTTCTGGGTCGTTAACTAAATCAGCATTGCTCCATGCAAAATCATTGCCGACTGCAACAACCTTGGCGATACAAAACCTATCGGCTTCTTGCAAAATGTATGCAGACCTAATTTCAGCAAGCTTTGCGTTGGCAAGTTCTTCAGTATCAACGCGCTCAAATAATCCAGTTAAGATATTTTTAAATTTATATATCATGATACTGCTCCATAAACTCTAGTTGTATTTCCAGAAACCCATGTTACTGTTTTAGCGTTAAGTGCGACTGCTTTTCCACCACCGCCAGCGCCACCACCTGCAGCTCCTCCAGACGCACCCCAGCCTCCACCGCCGCCACCACCACCGCTTGCGGCTCCACCAGCGGCACTTGCGGCTCCACCAGCTCCTCCGGGAAAAACACCCACTGCACCTAGTCCGCCTCCACCACCACCGCCAGCGCCACCACCTGCACCGCCACTAGTTTGGTAGGCATACATACCCCCATTGCCACCAGCGCCCCCCGTTCCCGGAAATATTCTTCCTCCACCACCGCCACTAGCAGCAACACCACCAGCAGTACCATTACTACCAGCAACACCGGCAGCACCGCCAGCACCGCCAGTGCCTCCATACCCAGACTGCCCGTTACCTCCTATAGCACCACCTGCTCCACCACCACCACCACCACCAGGTTGCGGTCCATAGTAATAACCTGTGCCACCACCACCACCACCACCACCACCACCTATATAGGCAGAAGCATTGGTGTTATCAACTGTGGTATTAAATGATAAAGACAGCGCTGTTCCACCAACAGAGCCGGTTCCAGAGGCATTTGCACCAGCACCGCCCATACCCATAATAAAGCCGTTGTTTACTATCTTAACGGTATCTCCAGTAGCTCCTCCAGTTAACGCAAAGCCGGGTGTGCCTGTTGAAGTGGAGTATAGATATATACCTGAGTTTATAGTAATGGTTATGTCTGACTTGCCAGATACATACCCAGAAATGCTAGACATAGTAAGGGCGGCATTGGCAGTAGTAGAGGCAAAGGTATATGATATTGCTGGTCTAGCAGATTGGCTACCAATTGTGCCAATAACAATCAAGACAGAGCTCCTATTACATACCAAGCATCTGTACCAGTTTTGATACAGGTAGCAGATTTATATTGTCCTAAAGTTGGTGAGGCAGCAGTAGCACCTGTAGATAATACGATTGTAGTTGCTGGAGTTACTGCGCTTATTGTAGTAAGACCTGCACCTATCTGTATCAGGGTGATGGTTGAACCAATAGCGTAAGCTACGCTTGCATTAGTAGGTAGCTTAAAGGTATTAGCTGAAGCATTACTTACAGTTACTATCGCACCAGCATCAGATGCAACAGTCACATATGCCGCAGTTGTCTGTGCGTTAACTGAATACGTTACTATAGGGGCTGTTAAAGTCTTATTGGTTAATGTTTCTGTACCCGTATAAGTAGCTATTGAGGCTGCGGCTAGTGTAACAGCTCCTGTGCCTCCATTAGCTACTGGGAGTGTTCCTGTCAACTGCGTTACCGCTATGCTCTTATTCGTAAGGGTATCAGTAGTGGCTTTACCGACCAACGTATCTGTGCCTGTTGGCATTGTTAAGACTGCTGTTCCACTTATTGCTGTAGCGTTTACAGTACAAGTACCAGAGGTAGAGCCAGTTAAGATTAATCCCCCTGCTGGGAATGTAACGCCAGTTGTGCCATCCAAAATTAGCATTTTTTATCCTTTTGTTTACAGTTATTGAAATGCCACCTGTTCCCAGCACCCTTACCTTTGCCTTGTGTGTTGCAATGCGGACATTCCCACGATTCTTTTATAGCTAATTCTTTCATTCTTTGTATTGCCTCTGGGCTATTTTTAAACCCTTTTCTACCGCTTGGCTTTCCTAGCTTCCCCAAACTCATTTGCAATAAACTTTTAGCAGAGTGTTTCCTTCCTAGCATCAAAGAAGGCTTACCAAGAAGTAGCTGTCTATTTATCTCTCGTCTAGCTGGGTTTTGCATTTGCAACTTAACGCTATCGCTAATCTTCTTTTTGGTATCATCAGAATATGTTAAACCTTTATTCCAAGCAACCTTTCCTTTGTTCATTCCCTTCTTAGATGTTGGAGGGTAGCCACCACCCACAACAATATTCCATCCTGTGTTTTCAGTATTTCTTATCTTGGTTTCAATATCTAAACAATAATCCTTAGAACCAATTAAAACCTTGGTTTTGATAAGATTGTCCCATCCATATTTATTGATAGCATTTTTGAGATGAGTGTTGTGTGTTTTTTTATGGTGTTCACCCCATCGTCTATGAGCATCTTTTGACACACCAATGTACCCCTGAGTAAACATATCAGTATGTTCAGGGTGGTGAATCCAATAGACACTATGCTGCATAAGTTGTGCCATCTAAGATTAGGCTCATGCTGATAACTCCTTCAACTCATCCAATGTGGTGGCAGTAATCTTGGTTATATCCCTCAGTCGTTGCTTCTCAGCTACGATAGCTTTAGTGTCTGCACCTGATTCTAGGGCGCGTTGGTACTGCACATCTTGAGCCTCCATAAGGGGCTTGCGTTCTGCTCTTAGTCTATCTTGAGTGATGACTACTGCCTTGCCAAAGTCTATATTTATGCCCATGTCCACGCATCCCTAAAAGTTCTATCTGATGGTACTGTGTCTGTGTCTACTATCTCGTAGACTGCGCCTTCTGGTATGTCTTTCATACAGGCTTCAATAGTGTCGGTTGGTACTATTACAGCAACACCGCCTGATTCTGTCTTGTAGATTATTCTTTTCATTTTGGTGTGTCCTTATCGGAATACGGCAATATTTACAAATGCAAAATCAGCCAGTGTGCTTGTACTACCAGTTCTAATTCTTACAGCACTTGATGTTGATAATGCACATTGTACTGCTTCACCATTTGAATTAAAACCGGAAAAATAAAAACCACCGCCAGTAACACTTCCATTAGCATCCACCAAAGCAGTAGTAAGGTTCACTGTGTAATCACCTGTACCATTATCCGTAATACTCGACACATTCCCACTTGCACGAATAGCCACAGTGCCAGTGCCGTTAAAGTTCACCCATGCTCTACATCCATAAGCAGTAGCAGCAGAGCCGTAACCTGAGTTGAATTTGAATAGACCAGCAGAGTCGATACGGGCTTGTTCTGAGCCATTGGTTGAAAAGCCAATCACATCTGCAGCTGGGTGAAAAAGTCCACATTGGTCGTTAAACCACCAAGTATAATCAGGGGTTGTTGCAGAAGACAAAGCATTAGCAGACCTAATGTATGCTGAAGAACCAGTACCTGCAGTTGAAGATGTGTTAAAAAGAGCAGCTCCACGAATAGAAGAAGTTCCACCTACAACATCTAGGCGAGTTATAGGAGAACTCGTCCCAATCCCCACATTACCGCTGGAGTCGATACGTACCCTCTCAGAACCACCCGTGCTAGCAGCAAGTGTATTAGCAGCAGGAAACCATACCCCAGTATCAGTATCTCCTGTGGTTGTGATTGAAGGAAGTGCTGCTGACCCAGCAGCGTTAGTAGTTACACCACTAGCCGAGAGTGTCCCTGTTACGGCTATCCCTGTAGCTGTGAGGGCTAGAACTGTGGATGTTCCTGATAGTAATGATAGATTACCAGTTGCATCGGCAGTAGTTACTATGCCTCCGATTCCTGTTGTTATTGCTGCTATCGTGCTTGCC